ACTTTTGGTTGTTTCCAATTTTCAAGTATTGTGCTAGATGAATTCATTTTATGAGTGCCACCAACACCATATACAAATTCTACTTTATTATGATATGTATCGTATTCAGGTACATTACCTTTTTGTCTATCTCCACCATTAGCGAATACAATTTGTTTGTTGTGACCAATTGTTGCCATTGCTTTATAAATTGCACCGCAGGCGGTATCATCTGCATCATCAAAACTGATAACATGATCCACCATTGACAAATTTTCAATTATTGTTTTTCTTTCTGGGAAGGACATAAATGCTTGTCCTTTTTTTCTAACAAGCCATGCATCACTATTAATTGCTACACACAATTCGTCACCTAGCTTTTTAGCTTCTTTGAAATATATAATATGTCCGGAATGTAAAGGATCGAAACCGCCAGAAACGATTACAATTTTTTTCATAAAAAATTCTCCTAAGAGCTAGAATAAAAAATAAAAAGATGACAGCATTGATCCTATTATAATAATCAACACAATCAGTTTGGTCCAAAATACACTGTCTGGCATGTCCTGTAATTTTTTCTGCTGTTCCTTAGACGGAGGTGGAAATGCCTGCCACATGTTCCAGACCATTATTCTTCCTTATGAGCACTGCCACGTTTGATTGTATCAAGTATCATCTCAATATCATCAAATGCATCTCGCTCTTCTGATAGACTGTTTTTGTATGCAATTTTAATTGCTTTATTTAATACTGTTGGTTTGATATCTAATTCTTCTGCGATATGTTTTACTGTGTCTCTTAGGCCTGCTCTTAAATCATCTGACTCCTGCAACACCTGTGTTGCTTCATCAAACAGTTTAATAAGTTTTGCCTTTTCTTCTTGATTGATTGTTAGTGACATATTATTTTCCTATTAGTTTTTTTATTGTATCTATTGAATACTCTCTTGCACCTTCATCATCGCCATCACATTCAAGTGTGTCAACAATTTTGTTTGCTCCAAGTTCTTCCATACGTTTATCTATTTTCTTTGGACCACCACAAAAATAAGTGTGTGAACTATCTCCTAATGCACATACTCCATAATCCATACCACTGAGATCTATATCAGACTTAGATAAGTTGTCAAAAAATTCTTCACCGTTTGTAGGAACGTCTCCTTGCCCAGTAGTACTAGAAATAACAATTACTTTTTTCATATCTTTGAATGAATCCATAGTAACATCATTCAATTCACTTATCTCAATTTCAGCACCTGCTTCATTCGACGTACTATCAAATACATCATTGGCTACATCTTCTGCCGTGCCAAACATTGATGCCCATAGTATGTTTACTTTACTCATTTATTATCTTCCTAGTTTCTTTTCTCTACCTAAAGGTAGTGCTTGTTGTTTCTCGTAGATGCCGCCTTTTTTAGCTTCCCATTCAACACGTACTATTTTGCTTTTTGTGTTGGCTTGAAAAGATTTTACTGCTCTTCTAAAACCTAGTGCTTCTACAGTTTTTGTTTCTTCTCCGTCATAGAACGTAAACGTTCTCATTTTTGCCATAACCCTCCTTGGTTATATTTTAGTATTTAACTTTCTGTTCTAAATGTTTTATTTCCCAACCTTTGCCTTTGTCTTTCTTTTGAAGGTCAACCCAAACATCTTGAGCATCCAGTTTTTGATACACTGAATTTATTGTGTTTAAATTTTGTTTTAATTGTTTAACCAATTCAACTATCTTTGGATCTTTCATAACTATCACCTTTCAATTACTTTTATTATAAAAGTATTTGGCTAATATGTCAAGATTTCTTTTTAAAATCTTTAGCAGTTAATCCAGCTTTAGCAAATGCATCTGCAAATGCATTGTTGATTGGGTGTGAAGTTTTTGGCCTATTAGTAAATGGTTTTTTACTTTTTTGGGCAGGTTTTTTCTTTGGCTTTGGTGCCTGTATATCTATTTGTATTTTTTTCTTTGGCGGTTGTTTAACAGTTTCGCCGCCGATAATGTATGTTTGTTTTTTTTTCATAAACTGCTCATCGTACTCTTTATTTATATAGATACCTGTAAATACTACTTATAATCGTCTTTATTAATGTATTTTGACTGTTCTCTTATATACATATACCAATCCCAAAACAATAACTGCATCAAACAACCAAATGGTGTTAGCATATATCCAAACAAATAAGGAATACCAATTAGGAAAGCAACAATCACCATCAAATACCTAAATGGATTTTCTGGTTGCCATTCATACCAAGTTGGAGGAGTATATGGTTTTTTGTTTCTATAGTCTTCAAATTCGTGATGCATGTTACTTGTACTTATGCAAGTCTTCAAGAACACCCATTGCCATAGCAGATGTCATTCTCAATGTTTGAGATGTTTTGCCAATCCTTTGCAGGTGTGCTTTGGCAGTATCATTGTATTTGATTCCGTAATGATTTTTGACATACTTGGCAAACTCAAGAATTTCTCCTTCAAGTTCTTCTAACCACCAGACCTTCATATCCACCTCTGATGCAACAGAATGTTTTACGTATGCTGGGTCTAGTTTAATCTTCTTTTTTGTCTTTGCGGTCATCGTATGCCTTTCTCTTGATGTGATTACCTTCTATAGGTTGTTTGTGTTTAGTGGTTCCATAGTCTTTACTGTTGGGAATTTTGTTCCACCAATCTATGCTTTTTTTGTTTTTCTGCTTGTCCACCATCTATCTAACACATAATACCAAACTGAATTTACCAACGGCTCAACGACAGCATCTGTCATTGCTACCCAAAGCTCAATACCAGGATCAAGTATTTTTAATATTGTTGCGGCAATTATAAAATGCCCAATAGTAAAAATAATTGTTCTTAATAAAGAACCACCGTTTCTATCAGCTATTTTTCTTAAAAAGTTTATTTGTTTAGTCATTTTTTCCCTGTAATTCTAAGTCAAACTTCATATCAACAATACGTATTGAATGTTCTAAATTTTGCAAATCATGTTTGTGCATTTTGGTTGCAAAAAAACTTCTATATGATTTTTGTTTTTGTACCATTGCATTGCACACTCTAGATAAGTGACGTACTGCATCATCTGTTGACCATCTTGGTTTAAATTTATTTTTATTAATTGTTGGAAATTTAACAATCTTTGCTGTCATATTAGCCTACTGGTTCTAGTTTACCGTTCTTATCTGTGAACCAAGTATACCCAGCAACTTTGGCTTGTTTATCAAATCCTTTAAGATTGTATGCAAACAATAGATCTGGCTGATGTGTATTTCTAATCAAACCATACCTTGATTGTCTATTTCCTTCAAGAATATAAGTGGCTTGTTTAGTGTTTGGATCGTTAACCAGCTCTACTTTAAACTTGTGTTTACCAATTTGAACTTCTGTTTTTTTTGGCAAATCACTGTGTTTTTTTACTTCTTCAGTCATTTATTAACCTCATTTTTATTTATAGTTTTCTATAGTATAACATATTATAGGTATCTGTCAACCATAAAGATGCCTAAAAATAGGATTTTTTTCCTGGTTAAAACTGCATAAAATAAGGCTAAAAACAGCAACTATAATAAATACTACGAGAACTTCTCAATGTATACATTAAAATAAGGAGATAAAAATGGCTATTTTTAAAACTTACATTACACCTGGAAAGACTTTAGCAGAAGTCACTGCTTACTATGAAGCTAATCCAGAGTATTCTCCTGCTTCTACAAACCCAAAAAGAATTTGGATTAAATCAGTTGAAAAAGAAAACGGTGATTTACACGAAACAGAAGTTTGGGATTGCACAGAAGAGGAACATGAGTCAAATGGTTGGGGCGTAATCCCTAAAGCATGTGTTGATGCACTTGGCGTTTATGCTAGTCCTGATCACTTAGAAATTGATCCTTCAGAATACGAAGGTGAATAATTTTAAAATTATTAAAAAGAGCTAGGTGAAAATCTAGCTCTTTTTTTATCTTTGAACGAATGCTTTTTCAATAACAAATTGTCCAGGAATAGAAGTGTTACCTTCTTCCATCCCAAGTGATTCAAAATGTTCAATTAAATCTTTGTTTAACCCTTGTGAACCGCATACCATAAATCTATCTTTTTTTGGTTCAAATGGTTGAGAAATACCATTTGTTATTGTATAAAGATGACCGTTTTTGATCCATTCAGTAATTCTACCTTTGTTCTTCCATTCTTGTTGTGTGAGAGTATTGAAGTAAGTAAATCTTCCTTGCGTAACTTGTTTCCAATCTTCATTGAAAGTTTCTAACTCATCTTTGTATGCTAGTTCATTTTCATACTGCACTGTGTGAGTTAGTATAACATGTTCAAACCTTTCATATGTTTTTGGGTCTTTTATTATGCCCATGTAAGGTGCAAGTCCTGTGCCAGTTGCAATAAGATACAGATTGCGACCAGGTAGTAGATAATCAATTACAAGTGTACCTGTTGATCTAGGATTAACTAAAATTTCATCTCCTACTTTGATGTGTTGTAGTTTTGACGTTAATGGACCATCTTGAATTTTAATAGATAAAAATTCTAAATAATCTTCATGATTAGCTGACGCAAAAGAATAAGCTCTCATTATTTTTTTGCCTTCATGCTCTATGCCTATCATTGCAAATTCACCGTTGTTAAATTTATTAGGAAATTTTCTTGTAGTGCGAAACGAGAACGTTTTATCGCTCCAATGTTTTACCTCCAAGACAGTTTCTTTATTGACAGCCATTATACGTTCCTTGTGTTTCCATATTCAACTACAGTGCAATCTTTTATTTGCGGACACTGTCTCCAAGGATCTACAATAATTGATCCTTTTGGAAAATCATATTTGGCTTTGTCATCTGTACCATATGTTACCTTTGGATTGTGTGCTAATAGATAAACTGCTGTACCTAAATCTTTTGGAGGCATATCACCTGTATGTTCATCTTTGTAATACAATGTTCTACCTGCTTTTTCAATGTAGTGTCCAATAAGCAAACTGTATGATCCATTAGTGTAAGGCACGTGAGGTTTATATGCTTTACCTACAATCACAATTGGCAAATTGTAAGACATTAATTTTTTAGCAAGATTCTCTGCTTGTACTTCTCTAGCACCCATGATAGCATCAAACAAATCATAACCTAAACCTAAATGATCTGCCATCCAACGAAGTGCAATATTATCACGTGGGTGACAAGCACCTCCATCTCCCATACCTGCTGTCATATACTTTGGTCCCATAATACGCATGTCTGAAAATGCAAGTGCCGATGTTACTACATCAACATTAATATTGCCTTGCTTTTCTGCTACGTCTTGAATCATGTTTACCAAACCAATCTTTGCTGAAATAAATGTGTTGTAGAAAATTTTAATCGACTCGCATTCATCCCAAGTACCAACTACATATCTTGGATTGTTTTGCATCATTGGTTTATAGAAATCTATAAGTTCTTTTGCATCGCCAGTCTTTGATCCATCTTCTGTACCAATCATAATCATTTCTGGATTTACCATATCCCATTTTACTGAACCCATAGCAATTAAATATGGATTGTATACAAAACGTGCATTAGTAATTAATGGCTCTAGTTCACGTCTTGTTGTGCCTGGTAGTACAGTTGATATAAGAACCACTAATTGTTTTTTATTCACAACCTGATTAACTTCTTGCAAAATGTTTTTTACAATTGTGTAATCAAAATCTTTTGGTTCTAAATGTGCTGTTGGTGTTGAACCATCATAACGTGGATCATGTGGTGTTGGTGCCGCAATAAAAACAATGTCTTTGTCTTTTACTGCTTCAGCAATAGATCCTTTCATTACAAAATTTTCTGGCTTTCTTGGCTCAACGTCATAACCTTCAACCATGTATTGTTGTGCCATAACTTCTGCACAATCTTGTCCAAGTTTACCGCAACCAATCATTGCGACTTTAGTATCTTTTAGTTTCATGAATATACCCTCACTTTGTGTGTTTGTTCAAATACATCTGCATGTTGTCTTGTGTTTACTAAAGGTTCGCCTTTAATATTTAGGCTAGTGTTTAATAACATTGGACAACCTGTTTGATCATAGAACTTTTTAATTAAATTATAAAATCCAGGTGCTTCTTTTTGTGTAACCGTTTGCACACGTGAAGTACCATCAGCATGTATTATTGCTGGAAACTCTTGTGGCTTTCTGCATATAGCAACTGCCTGCATATATGGAGACTCTGTAATGCCGCCTGGCATTGTAAAATACTCATGTACATGTTCTTCGAGTATGGCCGGAGCAAAAGGTCTAAACTTTTGTCGTTTCTTAATATCATTTACTCTATCTTTAATTTCACCTCCCCTTGG